ATGGCTCGAAACCTACTAACAGTCGCGGAAATCAAAGCGGCAGAAAAGCCCAAGCTTCGTGATGGGGATGGGCTTTGGCTCCATACTTCGAAGGCCGGAGGCCGAAACTGGGTTTTTATCTATGTGCGGCACGGACGTCGCCGAGAGATGGGGCTGGGGCCATTCGGGGGCGGTACCGGACAGGTATCCCTCGCAGTGGCGAGGCAGAAGGCCGATGAGATCCGGGCTATCCTCGGGCGCGGGGGTGATCCATTCTCTGATATGGAGGAGCGCCAGAGGAAGGTCAAACCTGTCCTGTTCGGAGAACTTGCCGACGAGTATATCACGGCGATGTCACCGAAGTGGCGTGGAAAGCAGACCGTGCCAGCCTGGGAGAGGTTCGCGGCGACTTATGCAAAGCCCCTGCGGAAAATCCCCGTGGCTGACGTCGATACTGACGCCGTGGTGCGAGTTCTCACCCCGTTGTGGTCCACCAAACCAGAAACGGCAACCAAAACTCGAGAGCGGATCAAATTGGTTCTCGACCACGCGAAGGCAAGGGGCCTCCGCAAGGGTGACAACCCGGCGCAGTGGGCCGGCCACTTGGATCAGATCCTGCCGACACCCAAAAAGCTGACACGAGGTCATCACGCTGCGATGCCATACACCGAACTGCCGGATTTCATGAAGCGTCTTCGCGCCATTCCTGGCGTGGCGGCGCGGGCATTGGAATTTACGATCCTGACCGGCGCACGCAGCGGCGAAACCCGAGGTGCTCCTATATCAGAAATCGATTTAGAGAAGCGCGTCTGGACAGTGCCGAAGGAACGGATGAAGGAACCTCGCGAGCACCGTGTGCCCCTGGTCAATCGTGCGGTCGAAATCGTCAAAGAGATGAGAAGAGAGGCGATCAACGATCTCGTTTTTCCGGGCAAGAAGCTCAAGAGGCCGCTATCGGATGCAACGATGGCGACCGTTCTCGATGAACTAGGCGCATCCGCGTACACCGTGCACGGATTCAGAAGCTGTCTGTCGACATGGGCGGCGGAGGAGACCCTGCACCAGCGGGAAGTCGTAGAGGCCGCTCTGGCTCATGCAGTCGGCGATGCGGTCGAGCGCGCCTACAGGCGAGGTGATGCGCTGGCAAAACGTCGAAAATTGATGGACGATTGGGCAACTTTCCTCGGGGGTAAAAATGGCGCGACTGCCTGACAGCTTCAGTCTACAGGCCCTGCCGATAGAGGCGGCTTTGTCGGAGGATAGAACCGAAGATGCAAAGACGGCGATTTGCGCGCTACTTAATGCCGGCACGGCAGACGCCGTGGTTCAGAAAATCGCTGCATCTCTGATCAGGTCGCCAAGGCGGAAGCGCGGTAGGCAAAAAGCACTCGCTAAACACTGGTTTGAAATAGGCGAAGAGTTCCATGCTATGCGTTCTGCAGGGATGCTGTACGACGACGCTCTTCTTCGACTATCGGCAACATTCGGATACGCCGAAACGACCATCCGGAAGGCGATCAAAGAATACGACGCCGCAAAGGCCGCGTCGGATGAAGCCTCCCGCAGTTAAATGCGATTTGTTCGCCTAACGACATTGCCCGTAATCTACTACTTTGTAGTCATCCGAAACACTGGAGGACAACAATGGACCATGCCAATCAGAACCTGCCGCGCTTGATCACGATGGGCGAGGTTTGCGAGATCACTTCCTTGAGCCGAGCGATGGTCAACAAGCTTCGTGCGGCTGGTAATTTCCCCGTCGCCGTGCCCCTCACCGAAGGGCGCATTGTCTTCGTCAGGGCGGAGGTTGAAGCATGGCTCGACCTCCGGATCGCAGCGAGGGCAGCAGCATGAGCGCTGAACTGAAACAGGCGGAAGCAGCGCTCGAGGCATTCGAGGCCAAACTTCTTGCCGATATTGGCCTGGATCCAGACGATGGTCCGATTGACGCCTATCTGAACGAGGCTGATTTCACCACGTTGCACCGGCTCGACAAACTGCGGGACAGGGTTTCGCTTTTGAGGGCCGCAGCATGACCGATCAGGCCGCAGACTTCGCCGCCTTCCTCATCGACGAGTACCGCGACATTCCTGAACGGCATCGGGCATCCGTTGTGCGCGACCGCTTCCCATCTATCTCCCACGAGGCGTTCATGCGCGGGTTCGCAATTGCGGAGGAAATCGCGGTGGACGACGCGCGTGAGGGGCTTCTAGTCACCTAAACCTTGACGGTTTTCGCCGTCAATAGGTTAATGAATTCAGCGCCGCATGGTCGACGCTTAGCACCCACATCATCACCATCGAACGAACCGGCCTCGTGCCGGAGGAGGAAACTTGCGTCTAATTACCACCGAAGAAGGCCTGAACATCAATCCCGCACACGTCGTACAGTTCACCACACTGCGGAATGGGCAGACAAAGATCCTGCTCTCCACGGGTGGAGAGCAATATGTGGATACGTGCAGCGAAGACCTCCGCGAGGTGTTTATCCCGGTAATCAAGGCAAATCCCGGGTTTGTAGCAGTGTTTGTCGACCGTTTGAGCGACGGCACTTTGCACTACAGGTGCCGGTCGGTAATCGCGTGGCGGCTCTGCGTGTCGGGAAATTACCCGCTCTTCGAGGGCTACAATGAAGGTGCCGACGACTATGTAGTGATCGTAGATCCCGCTGGCGGTGTCTACGATTCTGACCACAATCTGTTCGCCTCATTTGAGGACTGGCGGAAAGAGTACGAGGCGGAGCAAAACGAGATCGCTGCCCGCGGGGCCAGGGCTGCCTGATGGTTCACCCTTCAATCATTGCAGTCAGACCGGCGCCTCCTGGCGCTGGTCGGGCCATCGCGTTCGTCGATGTCCAACTCAATGGACTGCGGCTGTTCAATTTGAAGCTGGTCGATGGCCCCTCCGGGCGGCGGATTCATGCGCCCTCCGCGTACGGCTCGTCTGTTGCGACCCTCACGCCTGACCTCGCGGCTACACTGGTCCGCCTCGCCAACCAATCCATCGGAGATATCGCCCGCCATGCCCGCAGCCACGCAGCTTAGCCCCTCGATCCTCTTCGATGAGCCAGCGATCCGAGAGCACGTGCAAATGTTGCACGAGCTTGCTAATGGCATTGATGGCGTTCTCGTCGTCTCCGTTTTCAACGCCGCCCTGCCGACAGACAAGGGTATCATCACACACCACCGCGTCGGCGACGTCGACGGTATGGTGGAATCGATCATGGCTCACGGCGACACACGGGGTGCCAACGTCTACGCGGGCCTTCAGGTTATGCGTCCTGGACTTGCCCGCGGCAAGCGCGGGACCGAGGCCGATATCGTCGCGGTTCTTGGCCTCGTCGCCGACATGGACGGGGACACGGGTAAAGCGGCCGGCGAACTGCCAGTCGAGCCCAACTACACCATTGAGACCAGTCCTGGGAATGGACAGCCGTTTTGGCTGTTTGATCGCGCCTTGCCGCCGGCAGAAGCGAGGCCGCTTGCAGCAGCTCTCCGTCGCGCAACAGGTAGCGATGCGGGGACCGCTGATATTTGTCACGTCTGGCGCGTCAGTGGCACTCTAAACTGGCCTGGCGCCACTAAGCTCGCCCGCGGCCGAGACCCGGAGCCCGTTGCCGTCACGATCACGCTGTCATGGGACGGATCGCTCACTAGCGTTGAAGAGCTTCGAAACGCCCTTGAGCCGTGGGCAGCGGTTCCCGCGGCTGCGGGGCCCGTTTCACTGGGAGATATCCCCTCGATCGATGGCATAGAGATCAGCCCCGTCGCTGCGGAAATGCTGGCGGCGGATGACGTCGGCGCCCGTTCCGAGCACGCTGCGCGGGTGGTCGAGCAGTTGGGTTTCGATGGGCTTACAGCGGAGCAGGCCTGCGCGGTGTTCCTTTCGGCAACCGGCAACTGGTTTGCTCGCTATCAGGGAAAGGACCCTGTTGCTGATTTCGCCAGGCTGTGGGGAAAATACGCGGTACACCATGCCGAGGAGCGGGCGCATGCAGCCAGCGTGGCGGAGATTTTCTCGGGCAACCGTATGAAAACCACGCCTGTCCCCGCCAACGACAACAACAAAATGCCCGCCGCTCCCGAGAAGGAAATCCCCAGGCCGGTAGACCCTTGGGCACAGCGGTCTCATCCGACCTTGCCGTTCGGACTGCTCCCGGCCGGGATTGAGGACTTCGCACGCTCGCAGGCGGAGATTATGGGCGTCGACGCCGGAGGGTTAGCAGCCGCGGCACTCGCGGTCTGTGCCGCGGCGCTTCCAGACAGGATCACGCTAAAGGTGAAACGGCACGACGAATGGGAGGAGTCCGCGCGTATATGGGTGGCGCTCATTGGCAATCCGAGCGCCAAGAAATCCCCTATCATCAGCGCCGCGACCCGGCCCTTGCGGTCGATCGATGACGATTTGGTGCGGGCCTATCTCAATGAGAAGCGGTCGTACGACGGGCTCGATAAGGCCGGGAAAAGCGAGAAGCCGGCGCCGAAGCAGATCCGTGCCCGTATGGAGGATGTGACGGTTGAGGCTGCGCAGGAAATCCTGCGCGATTCAACAGAGGGGGTCCTGCTCATCCGCGACGAGCTCTCTGGCTGGTTCGGCTCGATGGAAAAATACGGGACAGGTAAGGGTGCAGCTGCCGACCGCAGTTTCTGGCTCCAGGCGTTCAACGGGGGGAGCTATAGCGTCAACCGAGTGGGGCGTGGCGTCGTCGCGATAGATAATCTGTCAGTGTCAATGCTTGGGGGGATACAGCCGGAACCAATCCGGAGGATTGCTGCCGATGCTGCGGATGACGGCTTGCTCCAACGTCTTTTCCCAATCTGCTTGGGGCCGTCGTCGGTAGGCCTTGATGTGCCGCCCTCCGCCGCCGTCGGTCAGTACGCGGGATTGGTGCATCGCCTCCATCAGATGCAGCGCCCCTTACAGGGCAAAATGCTTGAGGTGCCGCTGAGGTTTGACGCGGCGGCTCAGAACTTGCGACAGGAACTGTCTGAAAAGCATCACGAGATGCAGGCGAGTTGGGAGATACTCAACAAGAAACTCGCCGCGCACATCGGTAAGTACGACGGCCTGTACGCCAGGCTTTGTGCGCTTTTTCACTGCATTGAAGCCGAGAGCACGAGGCCATCCACCACGGTTTCGATTGATATGGCACAGCGGGTCGCGGAGTTCCTGCACGAGTTTTTGTTCCCCCATGCGTTGGCGTTTTACCAGAACGTCTTGGGGCTTTCAGATCGGCACGACGCAGTCTTGGCGACTGCCGGATGGATACTGTCTCACCGACCGGAGAAGATCACAGTGCGAGACGTTCGTCGAGGAGATCGGACCATGCGGGAAATGGATGTGGACCAGGCTGAGGAGGTGCTGCGAAAGCTCGATGCGCTCTCATGGGTGGAACCAGTTCCGACCGCGCGAAAGGATTCCACGACTTACGTCGTCAATCCGGCTGTCTTCGATGATTTTGCGCACCGAGCGGAGAAAGAAAAAGCGCGGCGAGAGCGAGTTCGCGAATTGATTGCATTGCCGTAATGAATGCAAGTGTCACCAACTGGCCCTTGAGCGCGCAGCAACACGATAGGAATCCAACTCTTTTCTTCATTTTTCGCAGTCTGTTCCCCGCGCATGCGCAAGGGACAGTTGCGGCCAGTTTACAAAGCGAGGACCTCATGACGCAATGCTGGACACGAGAATGAAACATCGCACCGGACCCGGCCAGCTTTCCCTAGAGATCGCGGACCAGATGGCCCCTCGCAACCCGAAGTACCAAGGTAGGCACTACCGCGCATGTCTCGCGGAGGCACATACGGTAATCGAAGCCTTCCACTTGCGGATCATCGAACTCGAAGACTCGATGGAACGGCTGAAGCGAGACTGCGAGTACCGGCTCAGCCTGTGCGTCACCCGCACGGCCGCAGAGGAGGCGCGACTGAAGGCCTTCCGGCTCGCACGCAACAAGGCATCCGAAATGGCAGAAACGATAGACGGCAGCCCAACCAGTCTTTCCGAAGCGATCTATGCCCTCCCGGAGCCTAAACCGAAATGGACGAAGTAAGGAGGACCGCCCTTGACCTCAACGAGCCCCAGCAACCGCGATTTCTCAGAACTCTCCGCGCTATTGGCCAAGGCAGCCGCAGCCCCAGCCAAACCGGCAACCAAGACGCCTCCCACATGCACGCAAGTCCCTGCCAACGACAACCGTGTTCCCGACGTTCTCGCCTGGCCAACGCTGGAACGTCTCGCGCATCGTGGCGACGAGGCTCGTGTGTACGCACTCAGGCACTGGCGCAACCTTCTGTACCCTGGCAGCGGCTACATCCCGCCAGAACCGACCGACGACGATACTGACGAACCGCACGTAGAAGTCCGACCGTCCGAAGCCGAGCTCCTCCGCGCGGCCGGCTGGACCGTGACGGGGAGAGAGCGATGGGAGCATACAGGCAAATTGGTGAACACCTATGCATCTGCCGACCTATCACCGTCGGTCAAGCGCCATCGCAACGGCACGGTCGACATCAAGCTGGGAGAGCTTGTTTTCCGTGGAGGAGAGCTCATTGAATGGTCTCGCACTAGGAAGGGCAGGGCGCTGCGGCCCGTGGAGCGTGCGCGAGGCGTAAAGGGCAGAGAGGAACCGGGAAGGACAGAGGCAGCGATCTGGGCGTACCTGCGCGCTCCAGCGACAACGCCGTCGCCCTTCGCTGCGGTGTCGCTTCGCCGTCCATTCTCGGGTGAGCGGGCCATTTCCCACATGTACGAGCCACTGCCCGGCGTTGAGGAGGCGCGCGCGGTCTTGCGCGAGCACGGCGTGGACGGCTCGGTGGCGTTCGCAGATCTCCCGGTGCCCGCGACGCAGTGCCAAGACACACTCGTGCCGGGTCCGCAGTGGGGCGGAGTCAAGAAGCCGAAACCACTGGGCGAGATCTCCGCGGCTGCCGGGCCAGAATGTGATCTTTCACGACGCATCGAAACTGGCGACTATGTCGACCACCTACGGAGAATCCTCGGCGATCACGCGAAGGTGCTCGACCTGGCTATTGGCGACGCGACCGCGCAGGAGATTGGGGTGGCGATGGGGAAGGCGCCCGCCTACGCCGAGAAGGCAGGCCCATGGCTGATCGATGCCGCGATTGACGCACTGATCGCGACGGACGAAACCGCCCGAACGTTCGTGACAACAGAGGAAAAGAAAATTGCAGCGTAGTGTCCGGTCGGGCGGTCCGTCAGCCCGTATTCTTATGAAGGGATTAAGTCCCGGAGGCCGCATCTGCGCGGCCTCTTCCAATTTGGGGCGCTGCCGAAACGCGGACGATTAAACTCGCGAGATCGCCGGGACTGCCTCAAAACCCTTCGAAGATGGGCGCTGGACCAATAGTTACCCGGGCATCTTCGAACTACATTGCAAGGCGGCGCAAGCCGAGAAGGTTAGGGATGCCAGACCGTTCCTTGCTTAACGAAGATGCAGAGACACTGGTGACAGTATTCGTCTAGGCTATCAGCCGCTGGCAAGCGCGGACGCCACCCATGATGCACGTTGACTTGCGCGTGCACCCATCTTCGTTCGACAAGAGGATCAACGCGGCAGTCTCGCCCCAGCGGCGTAGCAACGGCGCCTCTTGTCATTCTATTGCCGTGGCGCGCCTCCTCTCGCGACATGGCGATCGTGCGGCTGGTTGTAGCTTCGGCCTAGTGCCTTGCTCCCAGCCGCTTTTGGTTACTCCCCACTGGCCGGCGGCTTTAGCTACGGCGATGGTGCAACGTGGGCCAGCTACGGCGGCTGACGTAAGCGCGACGTGCTGCGGTATCTATCGCTATCCGCAGCGCTGGCCAGTTTCTTAGGGGGGGGTGGCTGGGTTCCTTCGGGTTGAGCTCGTCGCTTTGTTTTACCGGGCAAAGCCGGTATTTTGACGAACGCTTGGCCACATATAATCAATCGAGTGTTGACTATGGCATACAACAGACATACATTCGGCTTGCTTCAAGGCCCTGTCCAAGGTCTCCAAAATTGGATGAATACGAAAAGCTCGTGGGCCTTATCACCCCGCGAGCTTTTTGCTTTCTAAACCGGAACGCCTCGCAGGGCGACGTTCCGGCCATTTCGATTAGTGACGCTTACAAAGCGCTACTAGCTGAATGATCGCCAATACCGCAGGCGGTATGGCTAACACCAGTATGGCTACTTCAAGTCCCATATGGTCTCCTTTCCTTTGGCAGGGTTATATTGTCGGTTTATCAGGCCGACCCCGCATTAAGTGGTTCTAATTGAAGAAGAGCCTGCACCCATCAACTTTCAGGATCTCCACGTCATGCTGCCAAGAACAATGATGCCGTGTGAGAGACTCTGGCGCAAATACTAAATATAGTACTAACAGGATCTTTTCTTCCGCCCACCCTCGCCATCTTCGCGCCATTGGCGCTCTCCCGGCACCGGGCGTTCGTGGTGCGCTTATAGGTAGGCCATGGCCGTCATTATCGCCCGATGGGCAGACGATAACATCAAGCGCTATGGAAAGCAGCTTGATGCGCTCAACGCCAAGTTCCCCAAGGTGTTGCCGCGCATCGTCAACCAGGTGGGCGATCGATCCAAGACGCAGGTGATCCGCAACCTGACGAAGCAGACGGGCTTGCCGCGCAAGACGATCGTCAAGGCCGTCGGCGATCCGACGCGAGCGCATGGGCGCAGCTTGGCGTACACCATGACCACAAGGGGCGGAAACATTCGCCTCAAATATCTTGCCCCCCGCGAAACACGGGCGGGCGTGTCGGCGACACCATGGGGCAAACGTCAACTCTTCGCCGGCACATTCATGCGTGGCGGCAAGTTTCCGAACCGCGTAGATGCGCCAGCGCTCGGCGGCCATGTCTGGCGGAGGCTGAACAAGAGCGGCACCCGTATCACGCAGGCAAGATCCGGCATGTTCATCCCCGTAGAGATGACCATCGGCGCGACATCTGCCGCATTCCAGCGCATAGCCGGGCCACTGCTCAAGGAGCGCGTCGACGCCGCCATCCTAAAACTGTTGCATTAGCGCAACAGTCATGACGATGTGTTGCATTAGCGCAACAGTACCCCCTCCGTTGGGTCCTCCGGGGCCACCCACCGGGGGAGCGGGTAGGCGCAACTGCGGGAAATCGCTCGCTGCAATTTTTTTTATGAGACGTTTCCTTCCTATCAGGAAAATTGAATGAACCTCAAAACAGCAGAGTTGGCCTTGTTGCTGGGTCTGACGCCGAGGCGCATCAACCAGTTGGCTGAGGAAGGTGTCACGGTTCGCACGGGGCATGGCGAGTTCGATGGTCCCGCGAGTGTCCGCAATTACATCGCCAGCATCGCCAATAAGGCGAAGGACGGCGAAGCGGCCTACGACAAAGAGCGTGAAGAAGCCCGCCTCAAAAAAGAGCAGGCCGATACGCAGGAATTGAAAAACGCGAAACTTCGCAAGGAGTTACTTCCGGTTGAAGAGGTTTCGCGTGTTTGGTCGGAACAGGTTTCCAGCATCCGAAGTGGGATGCTGGCGGTGGTTTCGCGTGTGCGCCAGAGGATATCTTTATCGGTAGAAGATGCAGTCATTCTCGATGAGGAAATCCGCGACGCCATGACCAAGCTCGCGGATGGAGTCGACATCTATGACGCAGACCTTGGCGACCTTGAAGAAGGTGATGGCGACCCTTCGCCCGCCTCAGAAAATCAATCTGTCCGAATGGATGGAAAAGGAAATCCGCCTACCTAGCACAGTTTCCGGTGTCCCTGGCAAGATCAAGCTGTATGCGCCGCAGAAAGGCATAGCGGACGCGATCGGCGATCCGGCCTACCGACAGGTGTCGGTTCTGAAGTCGGCGCGTATTGGTTACACCACCGTTCTGACCGGAGCGGTTGCCAACTTCGTGGTCAATGACCCGTCGTTGATGCTGGTCTATCTGCCGAACGACGACATGGCGAAGTCATTCGTGACTTCTGACCTTGAGCCGACGTTCGCGGATTCGCCGGTCCTGCAGGGTGTGCTTTCTGGCGACAAGTCGTCCGGCGCCAAGGAGCGTGGCTCCAAGGACCGCAGCACGATGCTGATGCGCCAGTTTACTGGCGGCACGCTCAAGATCCTTTCCGCAGAGACCCCGCGAAGCTTCCGCGCGCACAACGCCCGTGTCGTGATTATGGACGAAGTCGACGGCATGAAACCGACGACGGAAGGTCATCCGATCCCGCTGGCGAAGCGACGCACGGCGCAGTTCGCTGACTATAAGCTGGTTGTAGGCTCGACGCCCGACGAAGAGGAAACCAGTTACGTCGCGGCGGAGTACGCCAAGTCGGACCAGCGCGTGTTCGAGGTGCAGTGCGTCGAGTGCGACGACTATGCCGAAGTGCTGTGGAAGGACATCCACTGGCCGGAAGGCGAGCCGGAGAAGGCCGCCTGGCACTGCCCGAATTGCGGGTGCGAGGTCGAGCATAAGCACAAGTCGACGATGGTGCAGCGTGGCCGCTGGCGGATTACGAAGCCGGAGGTCAAAGGTCACGCGGGTTTCAAGATCAACTCGCTGACCAGCCCCTTGCCGAATGCGGACTGGGGCTTGCTGGCTGAGGAGTTCTTGCTGGCCAAGAACGATCCGCTGCTGCTGAAGCCGTTCGTCAACACCGTTTTGGGAGAGGCGTGGCGCACCGAGAGCGACCGGATCGACGAGCTTGCGCTGCAGGAATCGGCTGAGCCGTTCGGGCTTGGCGGCCCTGACCAGCATCCGTTCCCGGAAGACGTTCTTGCCATCACGGCCGGCATCGACATGCAGGACGACCGCGGCGAGGTGACGTATCTCGGGCACACGGAGGCCGGGCAGGTTCTCGTGCTGGATCATGACGTCGTCTACGGCTCCTATGAGCATGACGAGTTCTGGACCGACATCGACACGATCATTCGCCAGAAATGGCGACACCCGCTCGGCGGGGAGATCGGTATCGACGCGGTCGCGATTGACTCGTCCAGCGGCAGCCACATGGCGCACGTCTACGAGTTCGTGAAGCCAAGGCTTCGGTACAAGGTCGTTGCGATCAAGGGTGACGGCGGGCGGCGCAAGTTCATTGAGCGCTCCAAGACGATGAAGAAAGATCCGCTCTGGATCGTCGGCGTCGACAGCATCAAGGACACCATTCTCAACCGCGTGCAGCACGGCAAGGTTTTCCGGTTTTCGAAAGACCTGCCGGAGGTCTGGTACGAGCAGTTTACGGGTGAGCAGTCTGTCGTGAAGATGGACCGAGGGCGCCCCGTGCGGAAGTGGATTCCGGTTCCTGGCCGCCGCAACGAAGCGCTCGACTGCACGGTCTACGCCCTGGCAGCCAAGGAGCTTGCGCCTGTCAACTGGCAGGAGCGGCGCGACCAACTGGCGTCCGGCTACACGCTCGCCGCGGCGAATGACAACGCGCCAAGAACCAAACCCCGAAAAGCTGCATCGACCTGGCTCTAACCACTAGGAGGCGAACATGACCGACTATACGGCGCAGATCGCCGCCATCGAAGAGGCCATGGCGCAAGGCGCCAGGCGCGTCTTGTTTCGCTCGGGCGGGACGCAGCGCGAGGTCGAGTACCACTCGGTCGGCGACATGATCAAGGCGATCGAGTGGATGAAGGCGAAGCAGTCGCCGAATTCAAACGTGACACTGGCGGCGTTCTAGCATGGCAAAAGCAAATCTGTTGGACAGGGCCATCGCAGCGGTGGCGCCTCGCGCTGCCCTGCGCCGTGTTGCGGTCAGGCAGGCGTTTGATATCGCGACTCGTGGCTATGACGGCGCGGCACGTGGTCGCCTGAACGGTTCATGGCGCACGCCGAATACTTCGGCCGACGCCGAGGTTGGTGCCTCTGCGCAGTTGCTGCGCGACCGGATGCGCGACCTAGTACGCAACAACCCGTATGCGGCGAATGCACTGTCGGTGCTGGTGACGCACGCGGTTGGCGCCGGGATCGTGCCGCGGTCGAAGGACAAGGCCGTCAACAAGCTGTTCGCCGAATGGATGAAGCAGTGCGACGCCGACGGTCACCTGGATTTCCACGGTGTCGTGTCCCTGACCGCCAGCGAGATGCTGGAGGCGGGCACAGGCATGGTGCGACGCAGGCGCCGTAGGGCAGAGGATGGCCTGGCCGTTCCTTTGCAGCTGCAGGTGCTGGAAGTTGACCACCTCGACGGCACCAAGAACGGCGAGCTCAACAACGGGCGCCGCGCGTCTTACGGCGTCGAGTACGACCTGATCGGCAAGACGACGGCCTACTGGCTGTTTCCCAACCACCCGGGCAACGCATTTCTGACGTCGATGACGTCGGTCTCGTCCGTGCCGGTTCCTGCGGAAGACGTGGCGTTCGCGTTCGTCAAGCAGAGGGCCGGGCAGACGCAGGGCGTGCCGTGGGGGCATGCAGCGATCCGCAAGCTCTACGACCTCGACACCTACGAAGAGGCCGAGATCGTTCGCAAGAAGATCGAAGCCTGCATGGTGGGCGTGGTCGTGGGCGGCGATGAGACCGGCGGTATTGGTCTGCCGCTTAGCGAAGGCGATATAGCGGGCGTTTATGACGCGGACGGCAATATCGTCGAGAAGTTCGCCCCTGGCATGCTCTACCATGCTCGTGGCGGCAAGGACATCAAGTTCACGCAGCCGGCGAACACCGCAAACTACGACAGCTACAAGAATTCCATGCTTCACACGATCGCCACGGGCTTCCGGGTGCCGCATGCATTCCTGACCGGCCGCCTGGACAAGGTCAACTACTCGTCCAGCAAGATTGGCCTCGAGACCTACAGGCGCATTATCGACGATCTGCAGTGGAAGGTCATCATTCCGATGATCTGCCAGCCGCTCTGGGATTGGTTCTGCGAGGCGGCGTACTTCGCCGGCAAGATCAAGACGCGCAAGGTTCCCGTTGAATGGTCGCCGCCGCGGTTCCCGTCCGCCGACGAGGCCAAGGACGTTGCGGCTCGAGTGGCTGCGATGCGCTCCGGCCTGCTGAACCCGCTCGTTGCCATCGCCGAGACTGGCTACACGCCGGACGAGGTGCTGGATGGCTACGTCGAGTGGAACAAGATGATCGACGACAAGGGCCTGATTTTTGATTCAGACCCCCGACGCATGTCTCAGGCCGGCCAGACGCAGCAGGACCCTGACGCGAGTGATGAGCCGCCGGATGGTGGCGACGACAAGGACACCTCATGAACGAGAAAATAATCAACCTTCCCAAGTTCGGGATGGGCGCAGAGGTGCGGTCAGCTTCGTTCGACGAGGCGGAAAACACCATCGAAGTGATCTGGACTACCGGCGCCCCCGTGCGCCGTTGGTCGTGGCGGCACGATCGATACTACCAGGAGATTCTGGAGGTGACGCCCAAGTCCGTACGGCTTGACCGGCTGAATGCCGGGGCGCCGTTCCTGAACACGCATAGCGACTGGGACCTGAGCGACGTCATCGGCTCGGTGGTTCCGGGGTCCGCCCGCATCGAGGGCGGGAAGGGCTATGCGACTGTCAAGCTCTCGCGGGCTGATGAAGACAAGGCCATCGTCGATAAGATCCGCGACGGCATCATCCGCAACATCTCCGTCGGCTACGCCATCCACAAGGTTGTCAAGACCGATGCGGACGGCGACGGCAATGACGAAGAGTGGCGCGTCGTGGACTGGGAGCCGCTGGAAATCAGTGCTGTCCCCGTGCCCGCCGACGCTGGAAGTCAGATTCGCAAGGACGCTCCGACGACGGTTCCCTGTGAGTTTGTAAGTGAGACGGCCACCGGCCGAAACGAAGCTAGACGTATCCGCATGGCAATGCGTCAGCGTCAGTCCGTGGCCTAGCCCGGCCAACTTTATAAGGAAAACAACATGACCCTTCGTGAGAAGCTGGCCCTGCTGGAAAAGCGCGCCGCTGACAAACTCGCAGAAATCAAGGATGACACGGCAGCCGATGCTGCCCGCGCCATCGAAACGGATCACGAAGCGATCCTGGCGGAAATCGCCGAAGTTCGCTCGCAGATCGCCGCCGCAGAAGCGGACGGTCAGCGCAACGGAGAGAGCGCCGCCGAGAAGGCCGTTCGCCTGGAGCGCACCCGCGTGTCTGAAATTCGGAAGTTGGCCAAGGAGGCGGGTGAAATCGATCTCGGCGACGAGAGCATTGACGCCGGACGCTCCGTTGCCGATTTCCGCTCCGCGCTCCTGGAGAAGCTGATGTCCCGCGAGGCACCCGCTACCGACAATCGAAGCCCCGCCCGCGTCGGCGAGGAGCATCACGAGAAGCGCGCCGTTGCCATGCGTGACGCCCTCCACCACCGTGCTGACCCTTCGCATGCCCTGACTGACGCCGCTCGCGAATATCGCGGCTTTTCGCTGATGGACATGGCCCGCGAAGCTCTCGAGGTTCGTGGCGTCAAGACCCGCGGCATGTCCCGTGACGAGATTGCAGGCACCGCACTGGCGCAGCGCTCCGGCTACGGCTCGACGTCGGACTTCCCCATTATCCTCGGTAATGTGGTCAACACCACGCTGCGTGCTGGTTATGAGGCAGCCGGTCAGACGTTCCGTCCGCTCGTTCGCGAAGCCACCGTCTCGGACTTCAAGCCGGTCAATCGGGCACAGCTCGGCGAAGGCCCGGCGTTCGACAAGGTCAACGAATCCGGCGAATTCAAGCGCGGAACGATGGCTGAAGGCAAGGAATCCTACAAGATTGCTACCTTCGGAAAGGTGATCGCGATTACCCGCCAGGTCATCATCAATGATGACATGAACGCCTTCGGCCGCATTCCGCAGCTGATGGGCGGCGCGGCTGCCCAGTTGGAAAGCGACCTTGTTTGGGCGCAGATTCTCGGCAATCCCACCATGGGCGACGGCACGGTGCTGTTCCACGCCAACCACAACAACCTCCCGACGGCTGCCGCATTCGGCGTGGCGGCTCTCGGTGCTGCCCGCGCGACTATGGCCAAGCAGGTCGGTTTGGATGGCAAGACGGTCCTGAACATCCGTCCGCAGTTCCTCATTGTACCGGTAGCGCTTGAAACGAAGGCCGAGCAGGAACTGAAGTCCCTGTTCTATGCCGACTCCTCCGACAAGGTTGCAACGTCTTCGATGCGCTCGCTGGAGATCATCGCGGAAGCACGCCTCGATAACGGCATCAAGAAGGGCGCCGCAACGGCATCCGACATCGTCGGTTCTGCCACGGCTTGGTACTTGTCCGCTTCGCCGTCGCAGATCGACACCGTGGAGCTCGCCTACCTTGAGGGCAACCGTGGCGTGTACATTGAGACCCGCCAGGGCTTCGACGTAGACGGCCTCGAGGTCAAGGCTCGTCTCGACGTCGGCGCGAAGACGATGGATCACCGCGGTCTCCTGAAGAACGCAGGCGCCTAATCCACAAGGGCGGTCGCACGACGGCCGCCCGCTTTCTTCAAGGAGAAGATTATGAAGAGCTACATTCAGCCGGGTGACACCGTCACCGTAACGGCTCCTTACGACGTTGCGTCCGGCGCAGGTTGCCTTGTCGGCACGCTGTTCGGCATCGCAGCATATTCTGCCAAGTCCGGTGAAGAGGTCGAGATTAAGACCAGCGGCGTGTACGAACACGCCAAGACGTCGGCGCAGGCGTGGGCAACTGTTGGCCTTGCCATCTACTGGGACAATACCAACAAGGTGTTCACCACGACCGCGACCGACAACACTCTCGTGGCGAAGAACCTTGCCGTCGCGGCTAACCCTTCGGCTACCGGCGTCGTCAGGCTCAACGGCTAATGGTTGACTGGCGCATCCTCGAGGCGAAGGCCGACCGCGCGATTGGCACGACCTTCGGCGAGGAGGTTCGCCATCTCCCACAGAAAAACGGGACGGCCGATCCGGGCCGCCCCGTGACCAACCTGCGCGGTGTTCTTCACACGCCGTCGCCGGAAGGCACGATCAACATTGGCGCCGGCGTCGTCACGAACATGGCCGCGTCAGAAGGCGCCCTGGTGGTGCAGCGGGCCGATCTTGGATCGGTGATTTTCCGCAAGGGCGATGTGATCCGCGGCAACGAACTGCCGGGCACGCCGCTGTGGGAAATCAAGACCGTGAACGACCGTTATTCGTCCATCATCGTGCTGACGTTGAATCAGAAGTAGGCGCAGGAGAGAGCAATGTCCCTAAACCGCATTGCAGCCCGCATCGCAGCGGTGCAGGCCCTGCGCGGGCGCACGCTTGTCGGCGACAATGTTCTGGACAGCCAGATTGGCGCGCTGGACGTAACGGCCGACGGTGAGTTGCGGACGGACGAGGAGAAGCCATTCATTTCGGTCTACGCCGATGCGGCGAAGTCTGATGAGAACATGCTCCGCTCGTGGACTGACAACGGCGCGACGGACTTTCTCTTTGAGATGGGTGTGACGGCGGCTCATACCGAATTCAACGATGAGACTGGCGAAACGACGCTGGTTGGCGTCGGAATCCCGGCGACTGACGCCGCGTTTGAGTTTCTGTTGGACGTGGTTGCGCGCCAGATCGGCGACACGCTGTCCGACCCTGAAAATGAATGGGCGGAGATCTTCCGCAAGTTCCACCGAGGCAACGCTCGCATAGAGCGGGCGCGCACGAGCGGCGACGGTTCCGGCATCCGGCTTGCGGCCCAGCAGATCAGGCTTACCGTCGATCTTGTTGCCGACCCCGTTCGCGGCGTCGAACTGAATCCGGCGCATCCGCTAGCCATGTTCTTCGCGAAGGCTGCGACGCTGACGGTGCCTAATTCGGCACACGATCCTGACGACGAGAACAGCCCCGCCACCATTCCTGATCCTGTCGTCACAGCCCAGGTCGCCCTGATGCAGGCGCAACTTGCCGGGTCGGAATACGACTGGCAGACGGCGCTGCGTCGCTACGGCATGACGAAAACGGAGGGAGAGAACCTGCTGATCGTCCCGCCGGAAGGCGTCGAGGCGGACATCACCATTATAGAGGTGGGCGCGGCCCCCGCCGCACCAGCGCAGCCATGATACCCAACACATTGCCAGACCAGGTGGCAGACATCTACGGCCGTCTGGCTGAGATCGAACGGCGCGCCCGCAACCGAAAGCGCACGGGCAAAATCGCGGAGGTCGGGACCGGCGAGAATGCCGGCAAGTACCGCGTCAATCTCGGCGAGCAAGGCGGCAAGCCGTATCTTTCGCCGTGGATGCGCCCCCGCACGCTGGGTGCCGGTGGCGTCAAGATCGACGTCATCTTGTCTGTCGGAGAACAGGTCGACGTGCATTCCGAAAGCGGCGATCTTGCCGACGCGACAATCGACCTGTCGACGTACAGCGAGGAAAATGCCCGCGAGAACGCCGATGTCCCGTTTCACATCAAGATCGGGGACACGGTGATTGGGGCGAGCGGTGACGCTATCTCTATGAACGGGGCCACCATGACGCTGACGGCGTCGAGTGGGCATCTGACCTGATGCCGCGGATTGTTCGGCTCGGCGACACTGGGACGCACGGCGGCGCGGTCATTACATCCGCGTCCAAGTGGAAGTGCGAAGGCAAGTTGATCGCCAGGAAGGGTGATCTCTATGCATGCCCCATCCACGGAATCAACCCGATCGTGCAGGGTTCCAGCCGATGGAAATGCGAGAACGCTGATATTGCGCGGCACGGAGACGCGACCGCGTGCGGAGCTTCTTTGATATCTGGCGCGTCCAAATGGGAATGCGCCTGATCGGAGTGAACGAATGAAACTCTACACGACCAGGCGCGACTGCGAGGTCGCCGGCCATTGGCGCACGACCGGCGTGCCATTTTCGCTGACCGACGAGCAGGCCGCCGAGCTGACGCCACCGCGCGGCAGTGTTGTCGCACCGTATGTCCCGGCGCCGGAGAAGGAAAAGCCCCATGCGAGACTCGGCAGGAATAAGCGCCGTAACCGGAAGACCGCTCACTGACTGGGAGCACACTAACCAGTCGATCGGCAAGGTCATCCAGACTGCCATTGGTTCGCGGGTGATGCGTCGAACGTTCGGTTCCGACCTGCCCGATCTCGTCGACACGAAGATGATCCGCAAGAACATCCTGGCCGTCTATTCGGCCGCCGCCGCGGCGATCGACACTTGGGAGCCGCGGTTCCGGATGCGCACGGGGGCGGTTCGCTCGGTCGGGGCCGACGGCAAGATCGGCCTTGTGATTTCCGGCACCTATTTTCCGCGCGGGCATCTGGGTGACTACAGCGTCGCCGAGGACAAGGTCGCGCGCGTCGCACTAACGATTTAGCAGTATGGAGGGCGACATGGTCGACCTATCGACGTTGCCTACTCCGCAGGTCATTGAGGAGCTGGATTACGAGGCGATCGTCGCGCGCCAGAAGCAGACGTTCCAAGATTTGTGGGGGGCGGTGCGCCTTGCCAATCCTGACGCGGGCCTTCCGGCCTATGACGTGCAGATGCTCGAAACCGATCCGGCGATGATCATCATTCAGGAGAATGCCTATAGGGAGATGCTGGAGCGGGCGCGCATCAATGATGCTGCGCGGGCAAACCTGCTTGGCTATGCCACAGGCAACGACCTCGACAACCTTGCCGCTGATCACGGCGTCACCCGCCTGACAGGTGAATCCGACAAGGCGTTGCGCGAGCGCATCGTGCTTGCCGACCAAGGCAGATCAACAGCCGGGCCGGAGGAGTGGTACAAGTTCCACGCGCGGTCGGTCGATGCTGATGTCCGCGATGTGGCCGTCTATCGGCCAGGAACGGGCCCTGAGATCGAAGTCGCCATCCTGACAACGAGTAATGGCGGAACGCCAGGCGCACCGCTGCTGGCCTCTGTGCTGGCGGCCCTAAGCGTGCCCGACGTGCGATCCGTCAACGACGTGATCTCCGTGGTGCCGGCAGTCAAGACAATCGTCAACGTCACGGCAAGCATCTGGCTCCTGCCGGAGGCGCCCATGTCTGTCTTCGATGGTCTCGAGCAGACGCTCCGTGACGCCTTGGACAACGAGGGCGGCATCGGCTTCGACGTGAATACGTCGTGGATCATCTCGCGCCTTATGGCTGCCGGCGCAGCGAAGGTGACGCTGACCGCTCCGGCTGCTGACGTCGTCATGGACAAGTTCAGCGCGGCGGCGTTCGGAACTGTGAACCTGACCTATATGGGGAGGCTTCGGTAATGGTTGCTTCCATCTTGCCATCCAATAGCACCGCTTTTGAGTTGGCTCTGGAAGAGGCAACCGACATCGAGGCGCAGGTCGGCCCGTCGATCGACGCCATCCACGGCCTCAAATATGCGCGGCCGCTCAACATCACAGTCGCGCCGTGGCTCGTGAATGAATACGGCCTTGGCCCGATTTCGGAGTTCTTCGATACCGTCGAAGACCTGATTGACGAAGGCCGTGTTTGGCAGCGCCTCCGCGGTACGCCGCAAGCTATCACGACGTCGCTTTCGTGGATCGACTACGACGCCATCGACATTGAGGACCAGGTTAAAGGCCGCCGGCGCTGGCACATCTACCAGATCGAAATGGGCGAGCTGCCTGGCGTTGACGAAATAGCGCGCCTGACCAATGCCGAATACCTGGCTGACCTGTCCGACCCTGCGCGCTCGTTCTTCTGGCGCGGCTACTATGGCTATGACGTTCGCGGCCATGTATATGGCCGGTCCCGCTGGGGCCGGTCGATCTGGGGCGATAGCTCAGGCGTCCGGATTGCGGGCGGCAAGGTCAAGTGGTCGCACGGGCGGTCGCACGAAGTGGATGCGGATGCAGAAGCTGGCGTAGCCGCCGCGCTCGGAGTCGAGTTCACCGACGGCGATGACGTCACATGGCTTGGCTCCCTGACCTGGCGCGCGCCGGGACTGACCTGGGGCGGTGTTTCAGACGCTCGCGTTCTTAAGTCATGGCTCATGATCCAGAAGAGTGCCCATATCGGGCTTTTCGATGCTGGCGGCGACCCGATCGGTTATGCCCGCGTTGTGCGCGCCGTTCAGGATATCACCAACTACGGAGACGCGAACGACACGGTTGTTCTCGCTTATGACGCGACGATCGGCTTTGGCGTAGCGTCCGGCGAGGTTGCCTCTGCTGCCGTCGTGTTTGGCGGCGTGGCTGATGGCGTTGCGCCTTTCAAGACCTGGCTTTCTCCAGACCAGATAGACTTTCCCGATGGCGAGATTCGCGTGGGGGAGTCGCCGCTTCCCTTCACGTTCTTGGAAACAGTGCGCGAGCGCATTGTCATCAATCTCACCATCTGAGGTCAATATGACAACTCATGTCTTTGATCCGGTCGCACGGCCGGATCTTGCGAAGATTCGCGACCGTATTTCCGAGCGCCCGAACAATGACCGCGTCTACCTGGGCGAGGGAGACCTTTCGCAGGCGGCCGACCTGAATGAGGCATTCTCGATCGAAGCGCGCAAGCGCAAAGGCATCGGCGACCTGATCGCCCGTGACGGCGACCGCCTCGACGGCGCGGACGTGCTCGTCAACATCGACGCCGGAACTGTCACCATCACTGCCGGAGAACTCTATATCGACGGCGCGCGCCGTGAGGTTCCCGAAGGCACTCTCACCTCCGTCCCGATGACCGGTGATGTGAAAATCGGCGTTCGCTCGACCACGACCATCGTGACGGCTGACGACGACGACATCTATCTCGGGCTGGTCGCTGCGGCCGAGGAAAGCTACGGCGAGCCGGGTGGTGTGCGGACGGTGGTCAGCTTCACGTGGGCTTTTGATGGCGACGGTGGCGCTGGCCAGTTCTATCCGTATCTCCTGCTTCGCGACGGTGTGATTGTTTCTCAGGACGCCCCGCCGACCCTGTCCGGGATACAGCAGCAGATCGCGGCCTACGACTACGACGCCCACGAGAACTATGTCGTTCGCGGGTGCACGGTCTCGCCGCTTGGTCTTGAGGCGGGTAAACAGGTTTTCGCGATCTCCGAGGGCCGCGCCAATATCATGGGTTTCAAGCGGACCCGTCCGACGGCGTCGAGATTCAGCGAAACCGAAACGCCCAGCACGGGCACGATTGACGCCGAACCGCACAACTTCGACGACGGTGGCAGCGGCACTGCGGTGATTACCGTTCGCCGGCCGCCGATATCCGCAGTGACGTCGGCTATTATCACGAAAGAGCGCACGGTCACGATCACAAAGGGCGTGACTGACGGCGCGGACGTGCTGCCTGATGACGGCGTGACGTCGATCATTAAGGTGGTGCAGGGCGCCACGACCTACACGCAGGGCGTTGACTACCAGCGCAACGGGGATTCGGTCGACTGGCTGTCTGGCGGCATCGAGCCGGCGACGTCTTCGTCCTACGACGTGACGTATCGCTATCTGGATGCGGTAACGCCGACGGCCGTAACGGCCACCACGATTTCGGTTGCGGGCGGCGTCACTGGCCAGCCAGTGTTTCTCGGTTACACGAACAAGCTGCCGCGGACTGACAGGATATGCCTCGATGCTGACGGCAATGTCGTCTACCTCAAAGGTCTTTCAGCGCCGTCGCAGCCGCAGCCGCCGCAGGTTCCCAAAACCCTGCTATCGCTGGCAACGATCTACAATGACTGGTTCGGCACGCCGACGGTCATCAACGATTCGATCCGGGCTTATCCGTTCTCTGCGATCGACCGCATGTATAACAACGTGCTGGACCTGTTCAATCAGGTGTCGCTACAGAAGCAGAAGATCGACATCACGGCACGCGCTCCGGCGGAAACGACTGGCATTTTCAGCGACCCGTTGCTGAATGACGACTATCGTGATGCCGGGGAAACGCAGAACGGGGCCGTATTCAATGGATCGTTCCAGATCCCGATCACCGCGGCATTTCAACAGATCGATGCGGGCACACCGCTCTTCCTGCCATATAGCGAAGAAACAGTTGTAAGCCAGGAACTGGTTTCTGGTTGCGTGAAGATCAACCCCTACCAGTCGTTCGCTCCGCTGCCGGCGATCCTTCGGATTGTCCCGTCGGAAGACTTCTGGACGGAGCAGCAGACAGTCTGGCTCTCCGAGCAGACGCAGATCTTCGGCTCGGGCAATAGGGAGCGGGTGACGCGGACGGAAGTCCTGCAGAACGTGCGAACGCAGCCTATTCGCTTCCTGCGCCAGATTGCTGTCAACTTCACTATCAGCCAATTTGGCCCGGGTGAGACGCTCGCCGAACTGACGTTCGACGGCGTAAACGTTAATCCGGGCGGCTTGGTCGCAAACGGCAGCGGCGTCATCACGGGATCGTTCACGATACCGGCAGGCGTCACTTCCGGCGCGAAGAGCGTTCGGGCAGTTGGCGGTTCCGGCACGGTGTGTTCCGCGACCTTCACGGGTGAGGGGCGCCTGGAGACGATTGAACTCCAGCGCAACACGACCGTGCAGCGCTTCCAGACAGGTGGCGTGACCAGCGGCGGCCGTGGTAGCGGCGCGGACGGTTCGCGCGGCCTCGACCCGCAGGCGCAAAGCTTCAGCTTCACGCAGGGGCGGCATGTCAGCAGCGTCGATATCAAGTTCTGCGCCATTGGCGACCGCACGCAGCCAGTGATCCTGGAGTTTGTGACGGTCGACAACGGCTTCCCGACGACGGAAGTCATTGCCCAGACCGAAGTGGACATGCAGTCGGTGCTGACCGGCACATGGACGAACTTTGCGTTTCCTGTGCCGTTCTACCTGCCGCCGGACCAGATGTTCGCGTTTGTGGTCAAGACCAACGACCCTGACCACTCGATAAGCGTGGCCGATCGCGGTGCTTTCGATGCCGTGAAGCAGCAGTGGATTGCGGCGCAGCCCTATACGGTTGGTACGCGGTTTAGCTCGAGCAATGCGATTAGCTGGACGATCCACCAGGATTCGGACATCACGTTCAAGATCAACTGCGCTCGGTTCGGCCCCACGACGCGAACGGTCGACCTCGGCACCTATGCCGTGACCGACGTTTCGGACGTCATCATTCGCGGCAACGTATTCCTGCCCACTGAGGCAACTTCGGTTGTCTTCGAACTGGTCTTCGGGACGGAAACGCCCGTTCGGGTTCTACCCGATCAGGTGTGGGAAAGAACGTCGTTCTTCACTGGCAACCTGACTGTGCGGGCCATCCTGACGGGCGGCGCGCTGGTTACGCCGGTTGTGGCGCGGGACATCCTTGCTGTGCTCGGAACGATGCAGGCCGATGGCGTCTATGTGAGCCGCGCGTTCACGTTCGGCGCCGACGTGCAACTCGACGTTATCGCCTCGACGAAACTGCCGGTTGGATCGTCTTTGACTGTTGAGGTCGATGCAATCGACGACAGCTGGTCGGCGGTTTCGCAGATTTCAGCCTCCCCGATCGATATGGGCTTCATCGAGCGCTCATACCGCGAGGCAAGTGTCGCTGCTCCGACGGGCGGGCGGCTGCGGTTGACGCTGACTGGTACGCCGGCAGCACGGCCTTCCGTTGCCGACTTGCGGGCCTTCACGTCCTAGCGCTTTAGGGAATCTATCAAATGGTGACTGAAAACACGACCCCTAACCGCGGGTATCAAGAGCCTGCGGTTGGAAATACGCTTGAGGTGGACGTGGGGCGGTTGATTGCCGCCCTGCGCGCCATCGACACGGATATGGCTTCCGTGTTGGCTGCCGTCGTAGCCAAGGCTGGTCTGGCGTCTCCGGCATTTACCGGCACGCCGACCGCACCGACGGCCGCGCCGGGCACGGATAGCGGGCAACTGGCGACGACGGCATTTGTGAAGGCGGCTGTTGCTGCGCTGGTTGGGCTGGCGCCAGAGGCGCTGGACACGATCGAGGAACTTGCAGCGGCATCGGAGAGCAATAGCGATCTCATCGACCTGCTGGAGGCGGCTGTTGCTCTGAAGGCCGATGCTGCCACGACGACTGCATCGCTGGCCGGGAAGGAAGATCTTCTTTCGGCCGCGACGTCCGACAACACGCTCGATGATACAGATGAGGTCGTTTACCTCACTGGCACGACACGCAAGCGGGGCACGCTGGCCGGCCTCATCACCAGCATCTTCAAGACTACCCGCAAGATCGCGAACGCGAATTTCGACACGTCGCTTCGGCTGTGGGACACGACGGACAACTCCAAGGGACTGTCGTTCGACCTGACCGGCATCGCGACCGGCCAGACGCGCAAGGTGACGATGCCTGATGCGGATGTCACGCTGGCTGATGTTCTAAGGATCATTTCGATAGGTCAGGCATGGCAAGCTGTCAGCCGAACCATAAATACGTCCTATCAGAACACCACAGGTCGAGCGATAGCAGTTAGCTACTATGGTGCTAGTACCTGTGTGCTTCAGGTTTCAACCGATAATGCTACCTGGGTAGACCTCGTATCAACCTCGTTCACCGCTACGAACGCGATTATTCCACCTGGGCACTACTACCGATTTAGTGGGGGAACGCTCAGCTTTGTGAGGGAGCTGCGATGATGGAGCACGGATTTCATCACCCTAATCTTGGGTACTGGCAGGCCATCGACGGCAATGCCGATGATCTGCTCGCGGGATATCCTGAAGGAACAATTCAAGTGCCCCTCAAGCCCGGTGCGGATTATGAATGGCAGGACGGTGACTGGGTCTACGTCGCACCTCCGCCTGCGCCCCCGCCCGAGGAAATCTCCCGTCGCCAGTTCTGCCAAGGGCTCGCCGTCGCGGGAATGATCACCAAGCCGGAGGCGATTGCCTTCATTCAGGGGGCGGCGCTTCCCGCAGCGATGCAGGCCATCGTTGACGGCATGGTGGATGAAGACGCCGCCTTCGAAGCGACCATGCTTCTCCTCGGCGCTGGCTCGTTCTTCCGCTCGCACCCGCTCGTGCTGATCTTCGCCATGGCGCAGTCCATGACCGAAACCCAAGTAGATGACTTCTGGAGGCTGTGCGCCTCTCTCTGAATCTCTGGCCCCAAGGAAAACCCCATTGGCCGCCCCCGCGCTATAGGCGTCGGTGCGCCACCCACAAACGACCTAATCATTCTAAAGGAGGCCGCATTGGCTGACCTATCGTACTTCCATGGCGTGAACCTTGGGGAAAGCCCTGACACGCCATCGCTTCTGCGCGTCCAGAATTTCGGTGTGACGTTCATCAACGGCACGGCGGATGACGCAGATGCGGCGGCTTTCCCGCTGAACACTCCGACGCTCGTTACCTCGACGGCAGCCGCTGCACTGCTTGGCTCTGCCGGGACGCTGCTTGCTGACGTCCTGACCGTGATGGGTGAGGGTGGTTCCACCGTCATCGTGAACCGGGTCGAGGACGACGAAGACCCGGAAGTCGTGCAGGCCAACCTTATTGGCGACGCGGCCGCTCGCACCGGCCTCTATGCCGCACTGCGCGCCAAGTCGCTGCTGGGTGTCCAGCCGCGCGTACTGATCACGGCCGGCGACACGGGTGCCTACATCGAGGATGGCGTGCTGTCTGTCACCGTGACGGATGGCGGCGCGGATTACACCTCTGCGCCTTCCGTGGCGTTCTCCGGCGGCGGTGATGCCGCGGCGGCGGCCACCGTCAATAAGCACAAGGTCAAGTCGCTCACCATCACCAATGCTGGCGCCGACTACGCGACGGCTCCGACGATCGCGATTGCGCCCCCCCCGGCCGGTGGTGTTCAGGCAACGGCTACCGCCACTGTTGCGGCCGGCGAAATCACTGCCATCACGATGACTAACAAGGGCTCCGGCTATGTCGATGCTCCGGCTGTCACGATCTCCGGTGGTGGCGGTTCTGGCGCGATCCTGACGGCCGTACTGGGCGGCCCGGTGACTGGCGTTACCGTTTCCGAGCCGGGTGAAGGTTACGTATCCGCGCCTACGGTCAGCTTTTCCGGCGGTGGTGGTTCCGGCGCTGCTGCGGTTGCCAACCTCGGCGACGTCACCAGCCCATTCGTTTCGGCCCTCGCGACCATCTGCCCGCAGATCCGCGCGCGTGCCTATATCCACGGCCCGAACTCGACCAACGCAGAGGCCGTCCGCTTCCGCAACACGGTTAACAGCGACCGCATCCTGATCATCGACCCCAAGGGTATCAAGAACGTCAACGGCACGCCCGTGACGGTTCCGATTGCTCCGGTCTTTGCAGGTGTTCGCGCACGCGTCGTTGCGTCTCCGGAAGGTGTGTCCGGCTCGGTATCGAACAAGATCATCCGCACGCTCGACGGCGTGGCGCGCACGATCCAGTACCCGGTTGACAGCAACTACCTCAACGAGCGGCAGATTTCGACCGTCATCAACGAGCGTGGCGGCCTGCGCACCTGGGGCTCGCGCCTCGCGACGGATGCCGAAATCTGGCAGTTCGACAGCGTGCGCGCCACGGCCGACATGATCAACGAAGCGCTGGAAGACCTGTACTTCGCCTACGTCGACCGCAAGCTGACCAAGGCCAACCTGAAGATGATGATCGAAGACGGCAACGCCGCGCTTCGCGTCTTCCAGAAGAACGACGACATTCTCGGCGGCCGCGTCTGGCTGTCCGACCTGAACGAGCCGACGGTCAATGCCAACGGCAAGGTGTTCCTGAACGTCGAGTTCGAGCCGGTCGGGATCATGGAACAGATCAACATCACGACCCACCGCAACATTCTCTACTACCAGCTGCTGCTGGATGAGGTGCGCGGCGCGATCGAGAACGGCCCCCTGACGCTCGCCGTCTAATCACAAGGAATACACGATGAGCAATCTTCCGCGCTACCTCCTGCGCAACTGCATGCTGTGGGCCGATCGCGAATCCAAACTCGGTCAGATCGGGGACATCACGCCCCCGGTCCCGCAGGCCAAGCTCGAGGAGCTTCGCAACGCCGGCATGATCAAGCCGCGCGAAGTCTCCATGGGTTTCGAGAAGCTGGAATTCAGCTTCAAGATGCCCGGCCTCGATCCGCAGATCCTCAAGCTGTTCGGTCTCAAAGCCGGCACGGAAAACCTGTTCCTGATTACCGGCGCGCTGGTCGACGAAGACGGTGTCGAGCACTCGGCCGTCATGACGATCCGCGGCTTTCTCAAGCAGGCCGATCCGGGCAACTGGAAGCCGGGCGACATGGCGGAGAACGATTATTCGGTCTCGGTCAACTACTACAAGCTGGAAGTCGACGGCGACGAGCTGATCGAAATGGATGACTTCGATGTGAAAATCGGGGGCATCAGCCAGCATAGCGGCATGCGGAACTCGCTGCTTCTGTAGCCGCTAACTAGCCCGCGCGAATGCGGGCTTTTTCTTTCCCATATGAGGAGACCAGCATGACGACTGTCAAGCTTTCGAAGCCCGTTGAGCACAACGGCAAGATTTATGACGAGTTCTCGTTCCGCGAAGCCGAAGTCGGCGACCTGATGATTGCCGACGCCGTGAAGGGCGAGATGTCCAAGATCATCGCTGTTCTGGCGTCCATGGCCGACGTACCGCTTCCCGCCTTCCGGAAGGTCAAGTCTCGCGACCTGAACGCCATCATGGCGGCTACGAAGGACCTCCTGGGGGAGGAGCCGCCGGTCACGACTGGCGCCTGATCGTGAGCGTTATCGCTCGCGAACTCAAGCAGGACGTGGACCGGCTCGAAAAGTGGCCGCCCGATAAGGCTCTGGCCTACTTCGACAAAGCAATGGAACTCCGTCGCCTGTTCGGCGGCGGCATGTAGCGCGAGGGCAGAATGGCCGTCTTGAAATCAAGCCTTATCCTCTCGCTCATCGACAACGTGTCTGGCCGGGCGAAGGGCATCAACAGCGCGCTCGGCAGCCTCCAGCGCGGGCACGCGTCCTTCCTCGGAATGGCAGGCCGTCTTGCCGCGTTCGGTGGCGCCTATGTGGGCGTCACGCAGGGCATCGGCGGGACGGTCGGGGCTGCGCTGGAGTTTGAGTCTGCCTTCGCCGACGTCCGCAAGGTGCTGGACGCGAATGAAGAGCAGATGGCGAACGTTCGCCGCTCTATCATCGCCATGTCGAAGGAACTGCCGATTGCGGCAAGCGGCATTGCCGAGATTTACGCGGCGGCCGGCCAGGCAAACATCCCTCTGGCGGAGATCACAAAATTCAGCGAGATGGTCGCGAAGGTGTCGACGGCATGGGACGTTCCCGTTGCCGAGACCGGCCAGGCGCTCGCAGAGATCAAGAACCAGCTGAACCTCGGCGTGAACGAGGTCGGCCTGTTCGCCGACAGCCTTAACCACCTGTCGAACAACACGGCGGCCAATGCGCCGCGTCTTCTGGAATACACGAAGCGCGTAGCGGCAACCGGCGAGATGTTCGGCTTCTCGGCACAGGAGACGCTGGCATTCGGTGGTGCCATGATTTCGTCCGGCGGCGAGGCGGAAGTGGCGGCAACGTCGTTCCGCAACATGGGCCGCGCGCTCACGATCGGCACGCGGGCGACAAAAACGCACAATACAGCCTTCAAGCGCCTTGGCCTCGACGCGGTGAAGACCGCAAAGTCGATGCAGAAGAACGCGCTGAAGACGACGCTGGACGTCATTGACCGCATCCAGGCTCTTCCGGAATGGGAGCGGATATCGATCGCCTCGGCGCTGTTCGGCGACGAAGCGCGCGCGCTGATGCCCGTCATCAACAATGCCACGGAGCTGCGGCGCCAGCTCGGCCTTGTGGGTGATGAAGCGAACTACGCCGGTAGCGCGTTCAAGGAATACACGATACGCGCCAGCACGGTCGGCAACGTGTTGCAGATCCTGAAGAACAAGTTCGCCGACTTCTTCCGAAGCATGGGCGACGACATGCTGCCCGGCATCAAGGACGCAGCGCTCGGCATCGGCGATATCCTGGATACCATGGGCGAGCGCGCCACCATCTTCGACAAGATGGGCACCGCGATGCAGGCGTTCCTGCAGGGTTTTGGCGTCGACAGCGGCATTCGTGAGACGATCAACGACCTTGGAGACCTGCTGTTCGGCAAGGCGGATGGTTCGGCTTCGGCTGATCAGTTGGGCCGGATCTTTGCCAAGTTCAAGGAATACGGCGCGTCCGTCCGCGAATTGTCCGACGCGATCCGCAACAATCCTATCGCCCAGTTTCTAGGTGAGCTTGGGGCGGACGGTTTCAAGCTGATGCTTGCGGCGGTGGGGATTGGCCTTGTTGCGAGCTCGATCATGAAGCTGGCGAGAGCGATTGCCTTCCTGACGGGTATCACGACGGCTGTCGGGATATTGAAGACGCTTGGGAGAATCGGCGGCATCATTGGTGGCGGAGCCGCGGGCGCAGCTGGAGCCGGAAGTGCTGCTGCCGGTGGCGCAGCGACGGGCGGTGGTATAGCCGCTACGCTTGGCGCCGCATGGAAGTACATCAAGGGCCTTGGCGTTGGAACGGTGATCGGCTCTACGCCGCAGCTGCTTTCCGAGACGCCAGGCGATACCTTTGAAAAGCAGGTAGAGAACCAGGCGAAGTTCAAGGCGTTCCTTGAGCGCATGCTGGGCTGGGACAAACCAACCCCAACCGCAGAGACCGTCGACGCTCAGATGACATCTCAACGCGGCACGCAGGTTAATCCGCTTCAGCAGGCGGTCGACAACAGCCGCAGCCCGGTCATCATCGACTCGAGCAGCATCGCCGCAATGACGCAGCCGAGCGGCGTGCAGCAGGTGGCGGTGACGAATCCGCAGCCGGTCTCGGTGAACGTGAGCAACGTGTTCAACATCACGGGCGTGACGTCGCCGGAAAGCGCGGCGGACGCAGCAGCATCGCGGATGGGGCAGGCGGCAAAGGCTGCCGTGGAATCCAGCTTTAGCGGCGGCGGCGGCTTTTAAGTTGTGAGGAGCGCGGCAATGCAATACAAGATCGCAATGACTCGTTTGCTTGCCGCGCTCATCATAATCTTTGCCACACCCGCCATCGCACAGACGATGGAGGGCCGCGCCTCAGTGATTGATGGAGACACTATCGAGATCAGCGGCGAACGGATCAGGCTCAACGGCGTTGACGCACCTGAAAGCTGGCAGCGTTGCGCTGACGAGGGCGGCAAGGAGTACCGCTGCGGCAAAGATGCAGCATTCGCGCTTGACGACTGGCTTGCCGCGTCACGGCCAACTCGCTGTGAGTTCGTGGAGCGCGATCGTTATGGACGGATGGTTGGTAACTGCTTCCGTGCCGATGGTGCCTCTGTGGGGGAATGGCTCGTTCGAAGCGGATGGGCGGTTGACTGGGTGCGGTATAGCGGCGGCGAGTTTGCGGATGCGCAGGATGATGCGCGTCGCAACGGGCGCGGGATTTGGCGTGGGGCTTTTGAGCAGCCCTGCGAGGCGAGGGCGAAGCGGGCCAAGCGGAAGGCGAGTTGTTAGTCCAGAATAATCCCGTACTTGCTAGCCAGCCTTTTCTGCGTCTCGCACGCCACTAGCCGCTCCGATGGCCCTACGTTTTTGAGCCGATAGGGCCTTCCACTCACCGCGAATTCGTATGTATTGCGAATGTCCAGCGCTGAGACAGCGAGGCGTGCTGCGACCGCTTCCGTCAGGCTCTTTTCACTGAGCGTATATCCGCAAACATCCGCCGACCCGACGATGTAGCCGACCTCCCTGGCCGCTCCTTGAGTCATGGGCTCTGCGGCGTCTGCCGGGCCGCATAGCGCAGCAGCAATAATCAGCGATGCGGCGAAAATCTCCCTCATAGCGCGAAAATACACCGAGCGGCGCCGCCGCGCAAGGAGCCCCCATGACCGTTTCTATGATGCTCGGAGGCTTTGCCTTCGAAGCGCGCGACAGGCTTGGCTACGAAGACGTGCAGCGCAAGGTGCAAACACCGTGGGCTCAGATCAAGGTCGCCCAGACGATGGATCAGCAGCAGTGGACCGGCCCGACTTCTGAAGAGGTGACGATTCGCGGCGTACTGTTCCCGCAGGAATACGGCGGCCAGGCGTCGCTCGACGGCATCATAGCCGCCGCGCAGGCAGGCACGCCCATGATGCTGGTTTCGGGCGACGACTACGAAGGCGTGATCCACGGGATGTTCACGGTGCACGGCATCGATGAGGACCGCAGCTACCACAACGCTGCCGGCGCCGCGCGCAAGAACAGCTACTCGATCACGCTCATGCGCTACGGCCAATCGGCTGCGGGCGGTGGCCTGTTCGCTCCGATCCTCAATCTGTTCGGGTGATTTGATGCCATCGACATACATCACTAAATCCGGGCAGACCGTAGATCTGGTGTGCCTGGATTTCTACGGCCGCACTCGGTCGACCACCGAAATCGTCCTAGACGCAAACCCCGGCATCGCTGCCCTTGGCCCGGTTTTACCGATCGGCACTATCCTTCTCATGCCTGACATCGATACGCGGCCGGCGGCGCGCGAACTGGTGAAACTCTGGGAGTAGCCAATGAAGCCCAGAATTGAAATCACGATCGACGGCCAGCCGGTTGCCGGCGCTTTCTATGAGCGGCTGGTATCCGTCAGCGTCACCGACAAGGAGGGCGTGAAGGCTGACACCTTCGACATGGAGTTGAACGACGGCCCGCCGCAGTTTCTCGCCATTCCCCGCAAGGGGGCGATCGTCGACATCCGCATCGGCTACGGCACGACCCGGTCTCTTGGCCGCTTTACCGTCGATAAAGTGACGCCGAAATGCCTGCCGTACTCCATGACAATCGGTGGCAAGTCCGCGGATCTTCGAAACGGCAAGCTCAAGGAGAAGCAGGAGCGGCACTGGGACAAGAAGAAGCTCAAGGACGTGGTGTCCGAGATCGCCGGGGAGAGCGGGCTGTCCGCGTCCGTAGATTCCGAGATCGGCGACTTTGAATACGAGTGGATCGGCCAGCAGGACGAAACCAACCTTGAGTTCATGCGGCGCCTCGAGCGTCGGCATAATGCGCTGTTCGCCATCAAAGACGGCAAGATGGTCTTCGCCAAGCGTGGCTCCGGTCTTTCTTCGACAGGGACCTTTGCCGGCACAGTCATCGTCACGCCTAACATGATAGTGCAGGGCTCGTGCTCTTTCGAGGCCAACGACCGCACGAAGTACAGCAAGGTGGTCGCCTACCACCAGGACAAGGACAAGGCCGAGCGCGTCGAGATCGAGGCGGAAGGTGATGAAGACGGCGACAGCGTCTACCGCATCCCTGAGCCGTATTCATCGCTGGAAGAGGCCGACAAGGCTGCTCAGGCGAAGGCGCGGGAGCTCAAGCGCGGCGAGGGCTCCGCATCCGTCACCGTTATCGGCGACACTGCCATAACCGCCGGCTCAGCGCTCCTGTTCAAGGGCGTGCGTCCCGGACTGGATGACGTGCCCTATGTCATCGACACGGCGACCCACAAGTACGACAAGTCGGGCGGCTACACGACCGCGATTAGCGCCAAGCTTTACGACGGCAAATCCGGTAAGGGCGGCAAGGCTCCGGCGCAGGGCGGCGCGGCAGGCGGCGGCACGAAGACCGTCGGCGAGACCGGGACTGTCGCGAAGGACTCGCCGGCCGGCACGCCAGCGACCCCAGACGGCTGGTCGCAGTATCAGCGCAACGGGCTGACGGACGCGAATTAGGCCTCCGGCACAATCTGAAGGACCACAACATGATTACCGCAAACGACCTGCGAGCGATCGCGGGAACGACGAAGCGCGTGCAGATGCACGACGACCTCGCGGCTACATTCAATAAGTACGCCGCCTCCTACGGCGTGAACAGCCAGAAGCGCATTGCCGAGTTTATGGCGAATGTCTCGCACGAGACGGGCGGCTTCACGAAGCTGTCAGAGAACCTGAACTACTCGGTCGACGGCCTGCTCAAGACCTTCGGACGCCATCGCATCAGCACCGCTGACGCCAACCGCCTCGGTCGATCCGGCAAGCGTGCGGCCGACCAGAAGGCAATCGCCAACAAGATCTACGGCGGCGACTGGGGGCGCACCAACCTCGGCAACACTCAGCCGAACGACGGCTGGGATTATCGAGGCTCCGGCCCAGGTCAGGTGACTGGTCGCGCCAACTTCGCCAAGGTCGAGAAGGAAAGTGGCCTTCCTGTCGTTGCCAATCCGGACCTGCTTCGCCAGGCGGATAGCGGGATGAAAGCGGCGCTTATCCTCTGGCAGAAATGGGGCCTGAACGAAATGGCTGACGCCGGCCAGACGACCGCCATCCGCAAGCGGTGGAACGGCGGCAGCCTTGGCCTCGCCGAGGTGAAGGAAGCGCGTGGTCGGGCAATGAAACTCAATCTCACCGTTCCCACCGCCGCACCGACACCAATTCCAGCCGCCCCGCCACCCAGCGCCACGCCGACCAAGAAGGCTGGCTGGGTCGAGGTGCTGACGGCGTTCATCATCGCACTTTTTCCGGGACGCTCGAAATGACCGTATGGCTTCGCATTCTTCTCTACGTCGTCGCCGGCTGGCTGTATGGCTCCGGCTACATCGGTGACGAGGTGAAAGAACTCCTCACTGCCGACCCCGCCGTGGCTGCCTCGATCGAGGCCGGCATCAGCGCTGCGATCGCCTCCGTGCCGATTGCCTGGTGGCAGTGGGCCAAGCGCAAGGGCTGGGCAACGTGATCCAGCTTATCCTGAAATGGCTCGGTGGCGATCTCGCCACCGCCCTCACGCGCGCCTACGAGCTCAAGCTCAACGCCGCCAATGACTCAGAGCGCATCAAGGCCGATGTGTCCATCAAGGCGATCGAGGCCCAGATGGCGGCGCAAGCCTCCAGCGCGGCTGTCGTGCGCGAGGGCATGCAGCACAAGGCATTCTGGATTCCGTGGCTCATCGCCGCCGTGCCGACTGCGGCATGGTTCGGCTGGGGCATGACGGACTCGCTTTTCAACGGCACCCTGCCGGACGTTGCGGCGCTCCCGCCGCAGCTCAAGGAATATGCGGACATCGTGTTCGCGAACATCTTCTATGTAGGCGGTGGTGTTGCCGGCGCTCAGTTGATCGCGAAGGCGATTGGAGGCAGGAAATGACAGCAGAACTATGGGCGCAACTTGTCGGCGGGATTGGCTTCTTCATTCTCGTGTCCGGAACGCTCTGGGGCATCTGGTGGCGGATTGAGGGGAGAGTGGACAAAGCCAAAACGGAAGCCTCCGGCATGGCCGCCGCTGCAAACGCTCTCGCCACGCTGACGCGGCAGGAGCTTGCCGATCACAAGCTGCATACCGCCGAGACCTACGTCACCAAGGCCGGGATGCAGGAACAGACGTCGCAGATCATGCGGGCAATCGAAGGGGTCGGCAACAGGATCGACGGGCTCGGCGAGCGGCTTGATAGGCTTTACGAGGCAAGGCCTGCGCGGCGGTCGGGCTAACAGGCGCGCTTGTCCATCATCATTATATAAAATATGATTCTTGGAATACGTGTTTCTGGCGCTTTAACTCTCGCGAACAAATACCCCAGCCTCTTCCGCCGCCTTTAGGAACGCTTGCCGGGCTTCCTCGTGATCGATCCCGCCCTCCAGTGCCGCGAGGCACTTCCGTTGCGCCGTATCCCACGCCGACCCTTCGTCGACCGGCCAGTCTTCGAGCAGAACGCGCGCCGCTTCAGCCGTGCTTGAGATCGTCCGGTACATGCCGAGTGTCATGGTTTCGAAGGTGACTGGTCTGGTCCAGTAGCCGCGGCTCATGCGCGCCTCACGCTATACAAAGCGCCCCGCACGAGGCGGGGCAAGAAGCTGAACCACCGGGAGTGGTGAACGTGAAACGGACACAGGGGTGAATTGTTCCGTTGACGATTGGCGCCGCCGTTCATCGTTCGTATATATCGATGGAAATCTTGAGCTAGCGCAGCATTTCTGCCGCATCGAGCATGGTGTCAGCGAGCTTATCATCAGGGACGAATCCACCAGCGAAGATTCCTGAAGGTCGTCCCCGCCGGTCTTGAATCCAGGCAGTCGAATCAATAGATTTCGAACCGGCGCTGCGAACCGGCGCTTTCCTTGTTGATCACCAACGTTTTCAGTGAGGTAGAAATGTTCTCCAAGATGTTTGATCGCCCGGTCTATCTGAAAGAGCGAAAGGATCTGGTGAGGGAAATCACCTGCGTTGAGGATGCCATCGACTTTCTGGAAGATTTTCCGGAGAGAGAGCGCGACGTGATTCACGACGCAACCCTTAAGACGTGCTACATGGCCCACGATGGACATAAGTCCCTTCGCGTAGCCCGCGATGCGATCCGCTCATTTGGGAAGAAAAGGGGCATCCTGGTGAAGGAGCCGGCAGTTCAGCCGTGGATGGTCAAGCCGTCTACCGGCGGCGGACGCGTCTCCCTCTAAGCCAAATGTCGAAGACGGGAGGTCGCGAATGCGGCCTCTCGCATATTCTGGGCTTCCAAACGGCACCCTTTCGGATCACAGTTCGCGCTCGGCATCGCCGTTCGCCAGAAGGGCCTTGAGTTCAGCCTCAAGCTTTTGCTGCTTTTCGATGTAAAAAGCCCACAGTGGGAGCGTTTGCGAGGTAACTCCCTTACCCTCGCCAATGAACTCAATCCGGTTGGAGATGCGTTCAAGTTCCCACCGGAGCCATTTCTCGCCCCTCATTCCCATTCCCCGCTTTCTGCGCATAATCGCGCACATTCCCAATCGGCTCAAATCTGAGCCGATCTCTCGAACTCCCTTACTCACCCGCAGCGGGCACGTTTAACCCTGTGGAGGCAATCTGCTGGGAAGGGTCCTCGCGAAATCTGCAGCCTCTTCGAAGCTGGTGAAATCCTCGCCGTATTGGCGATCGCTGTCATAGACCTTGAACACAGGTCCGGGCCGGATTTCAAAAACTCCGTACCCGTTCACTTCGTAAATCCGCGGTGCTTCTGCCATCGCGCGTCACTCCTCCGATTTGACTCCTTCCTCGTCGCCCTCGTCGGCGCGGAGATATCCTTGCCCGATCAACCAGTCTGTGGCGATGACCGCAAGCGCCTCCTCGCGCGTGATATCCTGCTCCAGTGCAAAGCGGTCCAAGGCGTCTTCGATCTCTGGCGCCAGCTTCATTTTCCCCTCCGTAAAAGCTCCCTTTTTCGTAGGCATGCTCCGATCAGAGCGAGTTGACGATTGGCTCCGGTCTCCCGCTATACGTCGCTTTGTTCACCTCGCGGCTCACCCTGCGCATTCGCATTTGTCCGTCGAGGTGGTGCGCCAGAATACCCTTGAGGTTTTCCTTCGGCGTATTTGAATTGAGCCAGCCATCGAACACATCCGGCTGGAGGATGATCGGCATCCGGTCATGAATCCGGCTTATGGGGGTGATCGAGGGTGCGGTGATGATTGTGCAACTCGTCACATCGAGCGTCGTGTTGTGCGCCCATAGGCCGGCGAAGGCGTAGGGAGCACCTCCGGGCATCTGGATCAGCCAGGGATCCTTGCCGCCGTCATCCCCTTTGGTCCACTCATAGAAGCCATCCGCCGGGATTAGGCAGCGCCTCATCCTGAACGCGTCGCGGAATGCTGGCGACCTGTCTATGGTTTCGATGCGGGCATTGAACATGGCCGCCTTCGGCATTTCCTTAGCCCAGTGGGGCACCAGCCACCACCGGCCGTCTTCGACGATCTGGTTCCCATCGCCATCGACCCGGATAAACGGGACAGTCTGTGTCGGTGCGATGTTGTAGCGCGCCTCGGTGTTCCTGATCAGGTACTTGTCGGTCAGGCGATAGAGAGCGACGAGCTCGCGCCAGGACATCATCTGTGTGAAGCGGCCGCACATGTTTCTCAGCTCCCATAGAACAGCCGCAGAAGTGGCGCGGCCAGCATCGATATTGCAAGAAGGGCGGAAAAGATCAGGATCAGAAGGAAGCTGGCATCCTGCTTCATCGCGGCTGTGCCTTGATGACCATGCCCGTCGTCCGCTGTGCGGCCAACTCGTTCATCATGCGATCATTGGCACACGCGGCGAGGATGTGATGGTCCGCCAAGGAAGCGATTGCCGTGCAAGCCTCGCCCTCACTCCATCCTGCCTGGGTGGCCTTTTCAATGAGCGACTGGAATTCCGCCTCAAGGTCCTCCTCGCAGCGAAGGATCCTGTCCTCAGCGCAAACGGTGCGATGCGGGCCTGTGAGCGCCATGCTTGCTCCTCCACCACCGGGAGAATAGTGCACGGCCTTCAGGCCGGCAAGGTGCCGTCCGGTTTCGGTTTTCCATACTCCTGCTCGAAAGCCCGCGCCCACCAGCCCCCGGGATTGTTGGCGGGCATCGCCGGAAGAGCGACCAGCCGATACTTTCGATCGACCGCCTCAAAAACCTGCTTGGCGATTTCGTGGCGGATTTCTGTATCGCCTTTGGCAAGGAGGACACGTTGAGAGATAGGCACGGCGATGAGGGCTTCCCGGACTGTCGGCTCCACGATCTGCCACTGGTTGGTCTCCTCGCCCGAGAAAACGGCGAAGGGGGCGAAACGCTGGGCCATCTGCGGGGCTATGGCATCAATGCCGACCACCTCCATTCTGCCTGCATGCGCCGCCGCCCGCCGAGACGAACTAATCCTGGCGTAATACTGGAGTTCGAATTTTGGCGTTACCGCCAGCGCAACGCCTAGCGAGACCAGGACTGATTCTCGTGCGCGCGCGTCCCTTCGGCTCATCGGATTGCCGCCTTCTTGCTGTTCCTCCATCCGATTCACTCCCGCTCGATCTTTGGACGCCAGCCGCGGGCGAATCCGTAGCTCATTGCCCTCCCGGCAAGCTCCAACTGCCAGCGCAGGTAGGCGCAATCCGCGAGGAGGGTGGCGACGGTGGCACGAGGATCTCCATCGTGCCAAGACAGCGCTTCATCTATTTCGTTTGGATTGTCGTTCTGTCTTTCGAGCGGGCGCACGTCGTCGTTCTCCTGTGTCGCTGCCACAGTCGGCGTAGAGATTGGGTTTTATGGTGGCGACCGGCAGCGCCGGTTTGTTCTTATTATGTTCCTGCTCTAGGCAGAGTCAACCAACTCAATGATGGGGGTATTCTACGGGTAGTTGTCGGAAGCCGGATAACGGGAGAGATCAGCAGGGGCTGGGGGTTGGTCCGCTGAACTCTCCCGGGCCGCATGCGATACGGCCGCGGCCAAAATGGGAAATATTAGCTGAACCGGAAGTGAATGTAGCGCGCACAAAAAAGCCCGCCGATGAGGGCGGGCTGAGGGGCAGGGCGTGTCGCGAATGTGCGATCCACCGAGGTCTTGTTTCGTCGTCTGGATTGTCAATGTCTGTAAGGTCATTGATTTCGGTGACGCAGAAAGCTTTTAAGCCTAAATATCTGAAATAACTAGATGTTTGGAAACATCTTATTTCGGGGGGTGATTTTTTCGCTTAGAAACCTCTCTAAACTGGACAGGAAAAGACGGGTATCACCGAAAAAGTTGGGATAGGCCTTTTGAAGATCCTTAATCGAGTCGACCGAAACTAGGACGGCTTGGTTTAGTGTGTCTCGAAACCTTAGTTCTGCGTCTGCATAGTCGTTCTTGGCTAGGTCAGACATTCTATTGGGGTATGATGTCATCTTGACTTCACTGGTGCTTGGCATGAGTTCAAGCAAGTACCAATAATCCTTTCCGTTCTTGTAGCCTTGGACCTGCCGTCCAATGCGCGCATAGGAACGAAGCATGTATGGGACGTTAAGTTCTGTTGAGAGATCGGATAACTCGTCTCGCAATTCAGAGGTCACCACAGGAGTGCCAGGAACAGGATGTTGCCGCTCATATAAGGCGTGAACGGAGCCCATGAGCGCAAAAAACCTCCGCCATTTGTCAGCGCCTGCGCCGAACTTGATGTTTTCGCCAGTGAACGCGTCGATAGTCTCTACAGCAGTCGCCCAAGAGTGCTGTAACTTAGTACGAACTTGCACCTCGATACGTAGATTATTCCACGGCGATGCTGTGGCTCTTCCAGCAAAGCGATAACGCATATGGATGCTTCGATAGCCATCTTCTTTCGGCTGATCGATGTAATTATCGAGTTTATATAACGTATGTTTGAGAGGCCTATCCACATAAATTCTAAGAACCTCTGCAAGGTTCTTCATGCCTCCTACTACAGCCCTGCAGCCGCCTACATCCTGCATTTGGGACATTTGCATTGTCGGCCTTCGGCGCAGCTTACGCAAAACGGACTCTAACCGCTTCAATCGCTGCGCGGTTATTGCGCTGGGATCAACGGAAAGCACTCGGTTGCGGAGTGTGGTGTTAAGTGCGTTGAGTGGGTAGCTATGTGAAGCACGCCAGTTTGATAGAAGCTGAAGTGCGGTAACCCAGTCATCCGTTGTGGTTCCGCTTGCAAAGAGACGTAAGCAGCTCTTGTCCAACTGATTCATTGAGCAGGAAGGCTTCTCGTAGGCCACGTTAAAACCCCGACATCTCGTTCACAACTCGACACACCGACGCGTTGCCCTTCACAGTCAAGCCGTCGTCACCGTCAATCAGCTTGCCCATTTCCCCTCCCAGGTATCAATGCGTCGCCCCCCTACGTCTGGCTACTCGCATGCCTTCGGCACTTCGACTGCGTACGTGACCTTCCCAACGCCTGCCGGCGCTTTTGGCACGAGATAAACCTTCAAGTCGCAGTCTTGCGCTCGGATTTCCCATTCGTGCGCGCCATCGTCGCGTGTGCCGGTGTTGGTGATGGCGCCAATAGGGGCCTGCCGTATGGCATCCCCAACGGCCGCGCTCGACAGGATCGTGGAAATCTGCTCACCGCTGTCATAGAAGCCGGAGAGGGCGGCCGATGCCGGCAGCGACAGGCCGAATATCAGAATGCTGGTGATGGCTGCAGTCTTGATCAATGGGTAGTTCCCTAACGTCTGGCGATGTGCTCGGCTGTAGATCTCACGCCTTCTGAGGCGGTCAGTTGCACAGATTGCTGCCAGTTTTCACGAGGCTTTCCCATTTCGGGCCAAGGACCTCCCGAGCAGAGACTGCTTGTGCGCTTCCGGGCTCTCCCTCTTTGAACATCCGGACACCGATAGACTGATCGTGTGAACCCCCGTAGATAATAGGTCCGGGAGTATAGGTTGTCGTTGCGTTTACGGTCCCGTAATTGCCGTACCGATTTACGGTGCCATAGGTATGATAAGTTCCCGGCATTTGCGTCGCCGTCCCATTGTTAGACGCGGCCGCGCCCACAATAATGTAACGATCAAATCCCGCTCGGATGGTCTCAATAGCAGCTTGCTTTTGAGCGGCTCTGGCGGCGCCGACGCTTCCACACATCGCCTCAGCGCTGGTCTGGACAATAAGTTCGTTCTGCGAAACGCGCATGGTGCTCGATTGCACGCATGAAGTGGCCGCGCTCGCTGCGAGAGCGACGGCAAATAGCTTGAATTTCATAGAAGCCCCCAGAATTGCGCTTCGATCAAAGCAGATCGATCTGAGGTTGTCGAGGGGCGTGTGTGGTTCATCGTCGCGTCATTTCAGCCAGTATTCTGACCGCCTCCTCGTGGCCTGCTTCCGTGATCAGAAACTGCCCATCCGGTTCTTCATTCACTAAGCCTTTTCTTATGAGCGCCTTCATGGTCGCCGGCCCAACACCCGGCAGCACATTGAGCGTTTTCAGATCGGTGTTGTATGACATTGCGGCAAGTGTTTCAGCGGCGCGCTTATCCAAGCTGTGCTTCGGGCGATTAGCGCCTTCCTTCCTTGCTCGACGCCTATCTCTCCACTTCTGAAGATCCGTTTGTCCATTCTTGTCTTTGCCCTGCAACCCGCTGATTTCGTCGAGCTTCGCGTCAATCGCGCGCTTGTCCCATTTGCGTGTGCCCGGAATTGAAGGTGGCATTTTGTGAGTGGCGACCCACATCGAAAAGCAAGTGGGGGTGATCCCGCAGTAGGCCGCCGCCTCTGCGCGGCTGATGAGACGGGGATTATCGGTCATTTCTTCGACCGCAGTAAGCGAATGACAGCGGCGGTGCTGTCGATACGTCCGCGTCTTTTGCCTCTCGGAGCGCTCTCTGGCTCCATAAGCTTCGGGATGTCCGAAATAAGCAGGAAGCAATCCCTGCCGAGCTTCTTGGCTATTCCGATCCGCCGCGCCTTCTCCCAGATAGTTCGAGCCGAAACCGCGACACCACTTGAGGCTTGAATTCTCCGTGCCGCCTCATTCGGAGTAATAACTTGATCGAGCAAGGTGGGTGCTTCATCCATATCGTCACCAAATCCGCGTCATGAGGCTTGCCGCCGGCACGGATGCCGACCGCGTTCTTATGTCTCCTCTCTGTGGTAATGCGGGTGGTGAGGCCGCAGTGAAAAAGGGTAGGGCGGGCGGAGAGAGGCGTCAAGTGCGGAAAAAAAAGCCGGCCAATTGGCCGGCTTTACTGATTCCAGAGACGGAAATGTCAGGCAGCCTTCTTGGCGGCCGTCGTTTTGTTGATCGCCGTCACGGCGAGGTTCGTCAGCTTGTTGTTCGTCGCCTTCTCCTGGTCGAGGATCTCGCTTAGGAGCTTGTGCGCCTCGTCGTGGCCGAGATCCTTCGCCCATTCACGAAGCGAGCCATAGCGTGCGATCTCGTAGTGCTCGACAGCCTGACAAGCTGCGAGAAGGCCTGCATCAAGAGCTGTTCCCTCAGCCTCTTCCATGAGGCCGTCGGCTTCCTTGATCAGGCCCTCGATGGCATCGCACTTCTCGCCGGAAGCCTTCTTGCCGATGGACTTGAAGACCTGTTCCAGCTTTTTGATCTGGTCCTTGGTCTCGGCAAGGTGCTCTTCGGCCGCCTTCTTCAACTCGGCGCTCTTCGCTGCCTTGGCGACCTTCGGTAGCGCCTTGGTGATCGCGTTCTCCGCATAGTAAACGTCCTGCAGCGTGTGCTCGAAAATATCAGCCAGATTTTTCATGATGATCTCCTCGGTGTCGAATGGCGGGGAGGCAACGCGCATTGCTGGCCTTTGTTCCGTTAAGGCTGCCGATCCCGCAGGCGCACGCCAGGGCCGTTTCCGTTTGAGGGGATAAAGATTACGCCGGCAGATTCGAGGGCTTGGCGGATGGCGGTGATGGTGGATTGTTTAGCGTCCGATCCATTCTCGATGCGGCTGATTGTATTGGCCGTAATGCCGGTCAACTCAGCTAACTCCCTCACACCGAGACCCAAGGCTGCTCTCGCCATTTTTAGCTGCACCGGCTTCATTTTTTGTACCCTGTACAAATACGTGTTGACACCATCTGCATTTCCGCTATGGTTTGGACACTGTACAAATGCAGCGGGACAAAAGCAACGAGGTGGTCGGAAATGACGCGAAACAAGGTTAATGAACCCTTTCCGTATGCAGCAATGGCAGCGCTCCACGCCGCTCTCAATGCAGTGGCGCGGGAGTATGAGCCCATGCCGGATGACGCTATGGACCATATCAATGAGGCAATCGATATCGTTTCTCACGCCATCATTGAGGCACCGGCAACGACTGAGGCTGAAGTCGCGCACAAGTTCAGGCATGCCGCGGCTCTCATTGGTGATGAGGGCGGCATGTTTGTGCACGAACCCGCCGCGGTGGCGGCCGCGCTGCTTGCTTTGAATAAGCTCCGCCACCGTCAGCATATTGAGAACTATGGGTGGCCTTAA